CTATTTCATTGATAAAATTGCTTATAATCATATATTATAAAAGTATATAATTATATAAAAAAAATTGAAATAAATAACAATATTTTATTATAACAATAATAAAATATGTCAATAAAATATATCGTATTAAGTGAATCAAATCATTATGGTTGGGTTGGAGGTTTTACAACATTAGCAGAAGCAAAAAAAATGTTGAAAATAGAAACCGAAACATTTTATATATTCAAGTACGTTCATAAAAAAACAAAACCATTTCAAATGAAAATAAGATATCCTATTGATGCACCATATTATGATGGTTTAACAATAAATGAATATAAAGATGAAGTATTTGAAGAAGACGACGATTATGTTATCATTACACCTGACGATACTTGTGATAATGGTAGTTTAATTTTAACACATAAACCATATACGGAAAAAGTAAATCAAAATGTTTTTTTGAAAAAAGAAACAATTAAAGCATCTGAATTAAGAAGAGGTGATATGTGTATTGTAAAAAATAAAATATATAAAATAACTGCTATATGGTTTGAACCTACACTAACAACAAATGGATTAATTCATAATTGGAGATTTATATTATATTGCGAAGAAGATAAATCTAAAATAGAAAGAATTTATCCACACGATTTTCAATTAGAACTTGATATGAATTCTTATGTTGAAATGAAAATATAAACTAATATAAAGACTATTTTATATTATTGTTTATAACTATGGACATCCCTCCCTCTAATAATTATTTTTTAGTATTAAAAATTGTTGAATTAGAACAACTTAAAACTGAAAATATTAGACTTAACAATGAAATTATAAAAGAATCTAATAAATTTACTCATTATTTAAATTACGTCGTAAAAATGCCTTATGCAGAATTATACCGATAATTTTTAATTAAAATAAACCGAATAATGTTCGTAATATATTATTTTTTCATACAATTCTCTGTCAATATTTAAGTCAAAATCAATAAATAATATTACAAACACATAATAATATAATTAATCAAACTCTTTTTTATCATATAATTTTGTATAATCTTGATATTTATTATACAATTCATCATTTTCATAGTTTTTTTCAATAAAATCTAAATAAATATCAGCGTTATTTATTTTTGGATAATAAACTTCTTTTTCTTGTAAAATTTTAAATAAAGGATAAAACATGGCTCCATCTGTCATTTTTGCTATTATATGTTATATTATATATAATATATAATTCAATTTTTTTATATAATCACAGTTATTATATGTAATTATCCAATTTTTTTGTAATTTTAATAAATTAAATAGTGATTGATGATCAAAATTTTCATGCATATCTCCATTATTACCATATAATTTAGAATTTTTTATATTTATTAAATTTATCAATTCTGATTTATTTTTTGATTTGTATTTTGTTATTTTTAATTCTTCACATTTTAATAATAATTCAGCTTTAGATAATTTTGTTAACATTTATATTATTTAAATACATAAATTAATTTAATTCAATTTTATAGCACTTTTTAATTTAAAATGTTTTTAAAAGTAGAATGTGATAATTATACATACTGATCATTACATTTATTTCCACGTGATTGACAAATAAAAGGCATAGACGAAACAAGTTCTGTATGAAAAGGTTCTTCTAAATTACCAGTTGAATATATAACCCGTTTAATCTTATACATTCTCATAACTTTGATACACTCATTACATGGTCGAGAGTTTCGTAATTTATTTTTATATGTTGAAATAACAATAATAGTATTAGGAAAATTACCGTAATTATAGTTAAACGAGTGATACTTACGTCTTCCGCAATTTTTTTTCATTTTACGTAAAGTGTTTACAATAAGATTCATTTCTGCATGAGTAGAAGTTGATGATAAATTATTCCATTCAATAGGTAAAGGCTCATTGTTTATACCATTTTTTATTTTTTTGTAAAAAAGTGGCGTAATGCTTTCCTATTGTATCACACTTTAATATAGGAATTTCTATGTTTATTTTAATATTAGTTGAGTGCTTCATTATTTTAAAATTTTTTTGAAAATTTTTTTGAAAATTTCAATTTAATTTTTAAATTGAAATTTTCAAATTTTTAAATTTAAAAAAAATAATAATGAACCGCTTAACTAAGGCTATAATGTTTGAACAAGTAATATGTCAATTAAACATAGATATTTTTATGTCAATTGATGATATTATAAAATTAAATCCTAAATTAATTTTAGGAAATGGTGGTTCTTGGATTAGATCAGGTAATGCTTTATGTAAAAAATATAAAATGGTTACTGTAAAAAATAATCAAGAAATAAGATTTTTATTTGATGCTACAGATGAAGAAAAAGCTCTTATAGAAAACGAAGTATCACATCTTAAATTTTTACAAAATAATAATAAAATACAATTTATTCGAATATTACCTGGTAAAAGTATTATTCTAAAAACTAGATGCAATATAACACCTAAATTAAAAAAAATAGTAATGGATGAATACAATAACAAATGTATATTTTGCGGTTCAAGTAATGGAATAAATGTAGATCATAAAGATGATGAATATACAAATTCTTACCAAGAACTAACAAAACAAGATTTACAAGTTTTATGTCAGCATTGTAATACTATAAAAAGAGGCGGTAGTAAAATTGATAGAATAGATAAAGAATTACCGCCGTTTTTAGAACCATTAAGAGAATTAGAAAAATACTTAGAATACGATCCAAAATATATAAAAGGAAAAAACAAAAATATGTGCAGATTTTGGTATGATCCGAAAAATTGGATAGAAAATCACAAGCAAAAAATTATAAATATATTTATAAAGAAAGATGAAATTATTAATAAACTAATTGAACAAAATAAGAAGAAAGATGAAATTATTAATAAACTAATTAAAGAAAAAAAATGATTTATTAATAATATCTACATATTATTAAAACAATGTCTATAAAAGTTCTTGATTTATTTTCTGGATGTGGAGGCTTGACCCAAGGTTTGATTCAATCAAATTTAGATGTTGTGTTATCTAATGAATATTGGAAACCAGCACATGATACTAATAAAAATAATCATAATAATACACATCATATTTTAGGAGATATAACAGATGATAATGTAAAAGAAAAAATTATAAAAAAATGTAAAAAATTAAAAGTTAATGTAATTACAGGAGGACCTCCTTGTCAGGCATATTCAAATGCTGGAAAAAAAGATCAATTTGATAATAGAGGATTATTGTATAAAGATTATATTTACATTGTAAAAAAAATAAAACCGGAATTATGTATAATTGAAAATGTAAAAGGGATTTTATCAATTTCGCATTTGAAAGATAATTTAAATATCCAAGAACTAAAAGATGTTGATGATTACAAAGAGTTACTTGAAAATTATAAAAAAATAGATAAAAAAAATAAAGAGTTAGTAGCAGAAAAGAGAAAAGAAATTATTTTATATAAGAAAAAAATAGCAAAATTAAATGAGTTAGTAATAGATAAAATAATAAGAGAATTTACAGACTTAAATTACAATATTACTTATAAAGTTTTAAATTCTGCTGATTATGGAGTTCCTCAAAGAAGAGAAAGAGTTATTTTTATAGCTGCTAAGAAATGTTATAATATAACATATCCAGTGCCAACCCATAACAAAGATGGAACTGAAGGATTAAAAAAATGGGTAAGCGTAAAAACAGCAATAGACAACTTAAAAGATATTCCAGATGATAAAAAAATTAATCACGTTAGATCTATACATACTCAACAAATGATAAAAAAAATGCAAGATACAGAATATGAAAAAAGTGCCCAACCAAAATATAAAGAAGCATATTTTAAATGTCATCCAGATAAACCAAGTTTAACAGTTAAAGAAAATCACGGGGCAGTCTTTGTGCATTATGAAAAAAACAGATGTATGACTGCTAGAGAATTAGCAAGACTTCAATCTTTTCCAGATGATTTTATTTTTTCTGGTTCAAAAAAAGATATACTTGTACAAATAGGAAATGCTATTCCATGTTTATTAGGTAAACATTTAGGAGAAAATATTATAAATATATTAAAATAATATAAGAATTTAATATATTTATAATATTTTCTTTTATATTTAATTGTATAAATTCTTGATTATCTTTATATTTATTATAAAGATCATTATATAAGCAAATAAACTATATGTTACCTAACTTTTGTAATCTATTTTATTTTTCATTTATAATATGTTTAATTTACTATAGTAATGTTTTAATTTATAATCTATAATTTTATTTGTAATTATAAATAAATGGTTAAGATTAATGGAAAAAAATTTAAAATTTATGATCTTGATAATTTAATCACAATTAAAGATAGAATATCGTGTGAATTAAAAACTTTACCTGAATATTTATATTTTTCAAATGGATTAACTTACGAAGAATTTAATAAAAAAAAAATTACAGTAACAGATTTTTTATCTGAAATTAAAGACAATGCGCAAAACAATTTATCTGTTTTTACTGTTATTGATTCTGGTATAAAAAATTTTGGAGATGCATTAAATGTAAAAGATAAAATAGTAATTGTATGGTTATCTTACAATGAAAAATTACAAACAGAAGTAGCTAATAAAGGAAAAGGTGTATTAGATTTAATAATAAATGAATTAATAAAAAGAAAAATATATATAGCTCATACTCAGTTTACAAGAGATTGGGTAAATATAATAAAAACTAAATTATATATAGAAAAAGAGATTAAATCACAGTGTAAAAAAAGTGAAAGAATGGTAACATTATTTAATGAGTTTAATTTTGAATCAGCTGTAAGTACTACGTTTAAAATTGAACATATTCAATTTATTTTAGAATTAGAAATGAAAAATATATCTATGTTAGAATTATTTAATTCTATTATTTTAACTCCTTTAGTTCCTTTTGTTACAACACAAAATTTTTATAAAATAAAAAATGATTACATTCCTTCTATAGAATGGGCTGTTACAACTACAGATTCAATAATTTTAAAAGTACATAAAAAAACAGATATAACAAATAAAAATATTTCTGATTATTCAGATACAGTAATTAAATTTGATTCTGTAACTAATAACTATACAGCTGAAATAAGTATACATAATGAAAAAGGTAACGTTTCTAATGATGTTTTTACACAAAGATCATTAGAAATTTTCCCAGATATAGATATTAGTATTAAAGAAACAACAGAAAGTAAAATTACAGGTATATTTTATTATCCAAATTTAACTCTTGATAAATATATATTTTCTGATTTAGTAATGAATAATGAAATTTTTAAACTTGTTATAACTATTGATGATCATGAAAAAGCAACTAAAAAGAAAGCTGGATTATACATACATTTTGAACACAGAGATACAGATTTAATTTCAGCAACAATAACAGAAAGAAAGATGATTAAAGGAGATATTAGTATGAAAAATGAAGATCTTGATTTTTTTCCTATAGGAGAACCATATATACGTGTAAGAATTTCAAATTGTAATAATAGTAAATCTGTAGCAATTTTTAAAGAAATATTAGGTAAATTATTTATTCTTTACGATGAAAAGTTTAATGAAATTAAAGATTTTTATAAAGAATATATTCCAGATTTTGGAGACGTTGAAGAAGAAGAAATAGAAATAGAAGAGGTAAAATTAAATGATAAAGCTCCTGATCTTTTTGTTTCAAATTATACAAGAAATTGTAAACCTACTAGAATGCCTACTATTATAAAAGAAGAAGAAGCAATTGATTTATTAAATAAAGGTCAACAAGTTATAAAATTTCCTCGTGATGTTCCAGCAGATTCTAATGCTATTCGATTTCCACTTGATGGAGTTAATCAAAATTATTATACATGTAAGCATAATGTACATAAAAACATAGGTCTTAAACTTAATAAACTTAAAAATGCTTCTATTTACCCATATGTACCGTGTTGTTTTAAACCAACTCAAAATAAAAATCCTAAATTTTTACATTATTACGAAGGAACTAATTTTGATGAAGGAATAGAAAAAAAACAAAACATTATCAAAACAAATAAAATATTAAAACATGATCAATATGGTAATTTACCATCTGATATTGAAAATTTATTTACAATAATTGATCCAAGCCCGATATTTGAATATGTAAGAAGAGGTACAGGTATAGGATCCAAAAGAAATGTAAATAGTTTTTTAAATGCTGTGATGGAAGCATTTAATAATGAAACTAATATTTTTTCAATTAAAGATGAAGATGAATTAGAGGCTTATTTAATAGATGAGCGAAATCTTTTTACTAGTAAAGAGTGTGTAGCTTTATGTCGTCAAGAACTATATGATTTAACAACTAATCAAATTTTAAGTTTATTACAAAGTGATACTTATTTAGATCCAAGGTTATTTATACGATTATTAGAGGATAAATTTAAATGTAATATTTTTTTATTTACTAAAAATATTTTAAATGGTGAATTAATATTACCTAGACATATTCAGTCTTATTATAAAAATAGAAATGAACATAGATGCGTATATGTGTATGAACATATGGGAAGTGAGTCGGATGATACTATAAAATATCCTTTTCCACAGTGTGAATTAATAATAAAATATAATATAAAATCAAGTAAAGTACAAGAATTTTTTTCTTATAAAGAATCAGAACATATCAGATCTGTATATTCAAATATTCAAAAATCTTATGCTCTAAATAAACAAATTATGGACATATATTTACCTATTCATGAAAATATAAAAATTAATTCACAATGCATTGATTCTTATGGAAAAACAAGAATACTTACAATAATTTTTAATTCAAGTAAAATTTCTATAATTACAACTCCTATTCAACCTTTAAAAGTAAAAGAAATAAAAAATACAAAAATACATAAAACTGATATAGATACTTTAATAAAATTAACTACTTTATTAAATATTAAAATACAATCACAAACTATTATAAATAATGTAGTTCAAGAAATAACTGGAGAATGGGGAAATGTAACTATATCTATATTAATCAAAAACGATGATAAAATAATAGATGGTATTTTAACAAAAAAAGAAGAGTTAATGTTTAATATAGATAAACAATCTTTTTTGGAAAAATACAATACAAATAAAAAACTAGCTCGTTATTTAATTGAGTATACTTTATGGTTTTTTTCAAAATATTTACACGATTCCGGAAAAGACACAAGTGATAAAAGTGTAGCAGAGTTTGCTCGTGAATACTTCAAAATTGATCCTAATTTTATATACAAAAATACAATTTCCAAAAAATTTGAAGAAACTAATTCGTTTATAAGAAATAGTAAAATAATTGTAAACACAGAAGAAACTATCAAAAGATTAGTATATGTTATTAGACTTAACATACAACGCGATGTACAAAACATATTACAATATCATTCTCGTAATATAATTAAAAATTTTTATATTGATATAACAGACTTTAATAAACATAATGGTCAAGTTATATTAGTAGGAGAAGAATCAGTAGAAAAATGGATTTTAGAAAATAATACAAAATATATTCTTTACAATGAAGTGCAAATAGGAACTTCATCTCCTTATTTTTTTACAAATAATTTAATAGATGAAAATATATATTTAGCTCAAAATACTACTTCTTTAGAAAAAGCTAGTGATGTGGCTACTACATGGTATAAACAAAAATATAATCCAGGTATTCATTCAAAAGATACAAAACAAATATCTTGTTCACTATACTTTTATACAAATTCAAGTGATATAACAAAAATTAATAAAAATAAAAATAAAGTAAAAATATTAAAATATAAAATTGATAATACTGATTTTTATACAGTTTTATTAAAAAATAAATTATAATAAAAATAAAAAATTTATTTTATAACTATTAATAAATGGACGAAAGTAAAAATTTTACATTAGATATGTCAAATATCAATGAAATAGATGATTCATCTAAATCATCTACAATTGGATCATCTGATTCTAGTGATGAAGAATCAGATGGTCCAATTGGACCATCTGATTCTAGTAATGAAGAATCTTCAGAATCTGAAGAATCTTCAGAATCTGAAGATTCTTCAAACGAACCTGTTATTGATTCTGTAATTGGACCTGACGACAGTGACGACGAATCTAAGATCACATATACAGATACAAAAATGTCAAAAAGTCAAAGTAGCGGGTATAATAATAATATTATTATAGACCCATCAACTAATCCCAACGTAATGAATCAAATAAACATCATATCACCAAACAATTTAGTAGGTGTTTTAAAAAATCAAATGTCAGCAGATCTAAATCAGTTAAAATCGTCGCAACTTGTTGCAAAAGTGATGATTAAGTATCAAAAATACTTAAAAACGTGGGTAGATAGTTACTATAACATGACACCTCAGTTATCATTAAAGTCTAATATGTTAGTACCAGAAAAAATATTTGCTAAATTATCAAGTAATAAACCTTTAAGATGTGTAAGAGCTATGGAAGCTATTATAACTCATTCTCATAATAATTTACCTTCACCTGAATTAATGATAACTTATGTAAGAACGTTTGTATATTTTTTGGCTACTAGTGGTATAATGGTTGTATGTAATATAGGCAGTAGAACAATGAATACTGGTAGAGCTTTATCTAATGTAATACAAAATATACTTCCTACACGTGAACAATTAACAAATAATCTTGAGTCAGCTGGACGCCTTATTGGAAAGGTTATATATACTACATCTGAAACAGCATTACCGGTAATTATTGATTTAATGTCACGGTTTCTTTATTTGCTTATTACCATAGCTATTATGTCAGGTACTGCAGTATTTAATACTTTCGTTACATCACTTATAAGTTTTGGTACATCAGCAGGACCTGCTGGAGGTCCTCCAGCAGGTCCTGGAAATTCAGGGTTTACAATACAAGGATCTCCGCGATTTCCTGGAGGTCCTGGAGGACCAAGTCCACAAGCAAAAGCTAGTTTTGAAGTTATTAGTAAATGTCCAAAAGAAACTCCTTATTATTGCGGAACTAACACCGAATTTGGACGAAAAGGATGGGGAAAAAATGCCCCATGTGTAAAGGACGCATTAAGATGTGGTTTACCTTGGGAAGCAGCACGTCTTTCGACAAGTGATAAAACCATAAGTACAAAATGTTCAGAAACAGTTGGCGAGTGGGGTGAAAAATCACAGGAATGTAAATCAGCAAAAAATAAGTTTAGATTTAAATCTCCTGAATCTGCTTTTAGGTTCTATTAAGTTCTATTAATTTTATATTTTAAAATATAAAATTTTACTTTACTTAAAAGACTCACAAAATTCTATTATATCAGTTGTAGATCTACCACCGTGGTGACTTTTAATAAACCTACCGTTTTTATCAAATCCCATATAATGAGGAACACCTTGATAAGACGGATCCAATTGTTTTACAATTGAACCTGCTTTTTGTTCAGATTCAGACCCATCAGTTACAATACATGCAGCTACAACAGGTAATCCACTTTTAGCAAATGTTTGATAATCAGGTTTTGCTTTTGTACAATATCCACAATATCCTGCTTGAACCATTACAACTGTTGAATATCCTTGATTTACATAAGGTTTTAAAGTTCCATTTTTGTTAAAATCATCAATTTCTAAATATGCAACTTTTTCCATTTATTATAAAGTTAAGTTTTTATAAGTTAATTTTTTATAACTTTAATTGTAAATTAAAATATTTACAATTAAATTTTATCTATACTTTATTTTATAACAAAATATAGTCCTAACAGAAAAAACGTTATTAGTTATTCATATGTTATTTTTATATTAAATTTTTTACATAATTTTTCTATATCTTTATCTTTTTCTATATTAAATAAATGTAATCTTTTTTGATGGTCAGGGTAAAATTTTGAATACACATAGTTGACCTAAACCATGCTTCCAACTTTTTCCATTTTTTATCTCTATTATTTCTGTATCGGTTAATAAATCTATAAATCCAAATTTTGTTTTTACTTCTATCTCACCATTTAATTGGGTTTGTAACCTAAGTTGTATGTCTTTTTCTTGTCTATCCTTTTCATAGGGATTAAGATTATTCAATTCTTTTAGATATTTATCATTGTTTATTTTACTTGTATTTCTCCATTCTTCTATCCAACAAGAAACAACAACTGAAAATTCTACTGAAATCCGATTAGCTATATTTGTTGCTACTAATGGATGAGTCCAAGTTGATCTTTCATTATTTTTACCTGTTTTTATTATATTAATCAACTCTTCTTCACTCATATTAAGTTTAGAAGAAAGAATGTTAAGAAAAGGTTTAGTTTTTGAATTTCTATACCATGTGCTAAATGATCTTCCACTTGTTTTACAAAGATTGGTAACATTAATATAACCATCAGATTCTCTGCAAATAATAGCGTATGGTTGATCATTTTTATCTATAGTAATATTGCTAATGATATTTTTAGGTTTTTCATCAGTAGGAAATGGTTTATCTAATTCTTCTTGAATAGTAGAAAAATCAATATTAGTAGGTTTTAGTAACCATTCAATAACATGTTTAATACATCTAGGATCACACCAAGTATGTTTATTTGACTTTATAACAAAGTTTTCATATCTATTAAAATTTTCTTTTGCTGATTTAATCCTAGAATAATTAGCAAATATTTTTTGTTTTGCCATAAATATAGCTGTAATATCTACAAAATTATCAGCACTTCTTTGAGTGAATCGAATATTATGTAATATAAAATGTTTAGTTGTCATTTTGTATTCTTTTTTGATAACAAAAAAGAATTCATTTTTAAACCTATACGAAAGTTATTTCAAAACTTAAATTTTCTAAATGACTGTTTTTATATTTTATGTATAGCGCTATTAAAAATACAATTAGTTAATTTTTGAAATATTCAACTCCTTCTCTAATTCCATTTATTAATATTTCAGGTCCTTCATTGACTTCATACCACTCTTTATTATTTACATATAAAAATTCTATAAATTTCTTCTTTATCATTATTTCTATTATATCATTATAAATTGTATATTCGTGATATATGACATCAAAGTCTGTAGGTGCTGCTGTATTATATGTAGACATACGTGATGTTAAATTATTAGCAATCCCAACTTTATACATATTCTTAAACTCTTTGTGTTGTAATAAATATATGACTTTTTCAGGATTGTATTGTATTCTTTTTTGTCTTTTTAATGTTTTACTTTGTTTATTATAAGCATCCAATGTTGAACTTAATTTATTTTCTAACTCCTTATTTTTAATTTCTAATTGTAATAATCTATTATCTATATCGTGTTTTACTTCATCAGCCTCATCTTTGTTTCCTTCTTTCTTTAATCTATTATACTTTATATTATCCTTTTGTATATTCATAATATCTTTATCGCTACTATCATCTGTTAATTTAAGACTACCTACTATTAATAATTGATGAACCCAAATTGTAACTTGTACATCAAATTTTGGTGATATCCATTGAGCTATATTTATTGCAACTTTTGGATGCACCCATACATGTCTTTGTCCGTTACCACCAGTTTGGTGTAATATTAATTTTACTTTGTTATTTTGTAACAGAGTATGGTCTGTTAATTCGATCGGCGGGCATCCGATAATCGAATTATTTGCACTCAAATTATTTTGATATTCACTATTAACATGTTCTTCCAATATCTTCAAAAACTGTTTAGTTTTATCCAAACAATTCCAATGACTAAATTTTTTACCACCTGCTTTACAAAGATTGGTAACATTAATATAACCGTCAGATTCTCTAGAAATAATAACGTATGGTTGATCATTTTTATCTGTAAGAGTAATATTGCTAATGATATTTTTAGCTTCTTCTTCAGATTGTTTACGAATTTCTTCCTCTTTTTCTGTTTTTTTCTTTTCATAACAACGACGATTTGTAGCATTAGCTTTGTCTTTATTTGTTTTATTCCAATCAGATTTTTGTTTGATACATTTTTCCTTATTTTGTTCATAATAATCTAAGGCTCTATGTTTATTTTTGTCATCTTTATCTCTATTAATTTTATAACATTGTTTACATCTGACATCAATATTGTCTTTTTTAAGTTTATTTGTACCAAAATTATCTAAAGATAATTCTTCGTGGCATTTACTACATATTTTAGTTGTTTTAATTATTTCTGTTATTTCATCAGTATAAAATGGTTTATCTAATTCTTCTTGAATAGTAGAAAAATTAATAATAGTAGGTTTTAGTAACCATTCAATAACAGGTTTAATACATCTAGGATCACACCAAGTATGTTTATTTGACTTTATAACAGAGTTTTCATATCTATTAAAATTTTCTTTTGCTGATTTAATCCTAGAATAATTAGCAAATATTTTTTGTTTTGCCATAAATATAGCTGTAATATCTACAAAATTATCAACACTTCTTTGCGTGAATGGAATATTATATAATACAAAATGTTTATTTGTCATTTTATATGTATTTTCATTTCTTTAAACCTATACGAAACGAATTTCAAATCTTTATAAATCGTATGAAATTCCTTTCGTATTTTTCCTTACCTAACTTAAAATGATTTTGATACTGAGTTAAAAAATTTTTTAATGTAATTTAAAGTTTTCAGTTCGTTTCTTAAATGACAGTAATTTTTAAAGCAAAAACTAACAACGCGTACACAATTAAAATTTTAGCAGAATTACTTCAAAATAACATAAAAACAGCTTGTTTTGAAATAGATAATAACAGTATAAATTTATGTATGATGGATCATCATCGTACTATTTTGATTCAAGTTTCTTTAGAGAGTGAAAATTTTACTTTGTATAAATTTAAATCTAAGGATAAACTTTTTATTGGAATTAATTTAAATCATTTTCATAAGATGCTTAAGTCTATTAAGAAAAAAGATTCAATGCAATTATTTATTGATGATGAATCTCCTACAGATTTGGGAATAAAAGTTATTCCTAAAGAAAATAACAGAATTACAACATCTTTTATTAAAATACAAGTAATACAAACATTAGATATAGATATACCAACTGGATATGGAAAACCTATAATTGTTCCTAGTTCGGAGTATCAGAAGATGTGCAAAGATATGGCTCACATCGGAAATAGTGTAAATGTAGTTGCTAAAAATTTTCATATTAAATTTATATGTAATGCAGGAGGAGTAATGAAAAGACATGTTGATTTTGGTGAAATGTGTGATTCAGATGAAGAAGAACACGACACTAATAGTGTTGAATATAATCAATTTTTTGACACTGAACAATTATCTCGAGTAACAAAAATGTCTGGATTGAGTATTAATACTCAAATTTTTACTAAAAAAGGTCTTCCTTTGCTTTTTAAATCCTCTGTTGGAAGTTTAGGTAAAATTTCTATTTTTATCAAATCAAAAGATTTATTAGAAAAAGAAAATTGTGTTTTAGAAAATTCTGATGATGAGTCTTAAATTATTTTTTTTATCATATGCTTTTTATAGTATTAATTATTATATGATAACAATGGTTTTAATTTAAAATTGTAACTAACAGGTATTGTACGAATTATATTTTCACTTTCATTTTCACTTTCATTTTCACTTTCATTTTCACTTTCATTTTCATTTTCGTTATAACAATTTGATACACAGTCATTACGTGTATTAAAAGAAGTAATATTATCTATTGATTTATATACAGGGTTACAATTAGAATTGCAAGAATAAGATAAAGGAAGTAATTGTAAGTTTTCATTACAGTATGTGGATTGTTCAACAGGAGAGGTTGTTTCAGGATCATCATAATCAGATAGTGTTCTGAATCCATTTTTTTTATAAATATTAAATGTAGAATTTACATCAGGAATTGCTGGATGACAAAACTTTCTACATTCATTACTACTGTTATAAACATTATTTTGAGGATCATATTTTTTACTAGAAT